GAGACGGACTCAATTCGTCAGGACATAATGCTGATGTTTTTTCATATAATGTTGCTGATATTAGAAACGGCGGCCCTGGAAATCTTTCAACAGTTGACATTGAAAACGGAAGTGCACCATATCAACCAACTGGAGTTTCTCCTAGGATTCAAGCAGAACTTGCAGCAGGTGGTGGTCAGCGTGTTTTTGGTGGATCAGCTGGATTTCAACCCTTGCCTAATTCGTCTTTGCCCGCAGTAGGAGATCCGTATGCATACAAACTTATAAATGCATTGGACAACAGATATGATTTTAGAACAGGCGAAAAAATAAGAGACTTGTTAATCAACGGAGTGAATCCAGTTGCAAACAGTGGAACACTATCAAACAACGGAAGACCACCAGTTACTGACATCGGAGCACAACCGTTGTCTATAGAACAGCTTAACAAAGCTGTAGAAAATCGTGTAGCACAGGTTGGTGATATTGTAACAGGTGCAAAAACAATTATGACACCAGATGGTCCAAAAACAGTTACACAGCAATATAAAGTTGTTGAGACACCAGATGGCCCAAAATTGTCTAATTACACAGCACCGTCCCAGACAGCAGCATCATCAGCTTCTATTACAGCACCCAAGGTACAAACAGTCACAACAACACCAAGAGGTTTTATACGCCCGTCAGATGCCCAACGATAAATACAAGGTAAATATACTGCTATGAGTTCGTTAGAAAAAAATCTATATAAAAATTTAAAAATACAGCCACAAAACGTGGTTGTAAAACCCGTTGAAAGTAGAACCTATAAAGGTATAAGCACAACCGACCCAGATACAAAAGAATACAAGCTTTTTGATATTGGATTAATAAAACAAGATATTGTAAATCATTTCCATATCAGACTAGGTGAAAAGTTAGAAAATCCCGGCTTCGGAACAATCATGTGGGATGTTTTATACGAACCGTTTACAGAATCTTTAAAAGAAACTATTGTAAAAAATGTAACAGAAATTATCAATTATGATCCAAGGGTAACTGTAGACAAAATTATAGTTGATAGTTATGAATCTGGCATACAGATACAGTGTGAATTAACCTACCTAGATTATAGTATTTCAGAATACTTGCAATTTAGATTTGATAGAAATAACAACATTGTTTAATAAACTACGCACTTATTAATTCTCATAAATACAACATAAACTGAGGAAAGTGCTAATGTCCTATACTGACAGACAAAACAGATTATTGCTTGCTGAAGATTGGAAAAAAGTCTATCAAAGCTTTAAATTTGCCGATTTTAAAAGCTACGATTTTGACACCTTGCGTCGAACAATGATTTCGTATCTAAGAACCAATTATCCAGAAGATTTTAACGATTACATAGAATCATCTGAATATCTAGCATTAATTGATATGATTGCTTTCTTAGGACAAAATATAGCATTTAGAGTTGATTTAAATGCTAGAGAAAACTTCCTAGAATTAGCTGAACGAAAAGAAAGTGTATTAAGATTAGCACAACTGCTTTCTTATAATCCAACAAGAAATAAATCAGCCAATGGATTGTTAAAAATCACCAGTGTTAGCACTACAGAAAATGTCAGTGATTCGAATGGGTTTAACCTAAGCAACAGAACTATAAACTGGAACGATACTGTGAATCCAGACTGGTTTGAGCAATATATTAAAGTTGTTAATGCAGCGTTGCCAATACAAAATTCTTTTGGAAGACCTATAAAACTTGATACAGTTAGTGGAATACCAACAGAACAGTATAGATTTTCATCTTCGTCAACTGGAATTCCTGTATATGCTTTTTCTAAACCTATTAACAACCAGAGTTTTGATTTTGAAGTAGTTAGTTCTACTATATCAAACGGAGAAATTGTAGAAGACCCGCCGCTGCCCAATAATCAACTTTCGTTTTTATATAGGGATAACGGGCAAGGCGCAGCCAGTAATTCAACTGGCTTTTTCATGCACTTTAGACAAGGATCGCTGAAAAGAAATGATCTGTTAGTAGATTTTCCAACTCCAAATCAAAAAATTGATATTGATGTGCAAAACATCAACGATACTGATATATGGCTGTACAGTCTTGATAGTTCAAACAACGAGTCTGAACTATGGACCAAAGTTTCTGCTGTAGAAGGAAACAACATTGTTTACAACAGTTTAAACAAACAAATAAAAAACATTTACAGTGTTTTAACTAGAGTTGATGATAGAGTAAGCCTTGTTTTCTCCGATGGTATTTTTGGCAATCTTCCTAAGGGAAAATTTAGAGTATATTATAGAACAAGTGCAAACAAAGATTATACAATACTTCCAGCAAGTATAAAAAATGTTGCAATTAGAATTCCTTATATAAGCAAAATTGGTAGAAAAGAAACCATTACTTGTACACTTGAACTTAAAACAGCAGTAGATAATGCAAGTAGTACTGAAACAGTTGAAAGCATCAAAACCAATGCGCCTGCTACCTATTATACTCAAAATCGTTTAATAACAGCTGAAGATTACAATATAGGTCCGTTGGGCATAAGTCAAGATATTATCAAAGTTAAAGCAGTTAATAGAACTTCGAGCGGTATCAGTAGATATTACGATTTAATTGATGCTACTGGAAAATACAGCAAAACCAATCTGTTTGGAACTGATGGTATATTGTATACTGAATACAAAGATAAAAAAGACAATTTTACTTTTGTTACTCGTACAGACATTGAAAGCATAATTGAAAATAAAATCACTGATATACTCGGCGAAACAAATGTAAGAAGCTTTTATTTAAAGGAATTTCCTGATCAAAATTATGTGGAATTAAATTTAAAATGGGTACAGGTAACAGCCGATACAAATAGATCGACTGGTTATTTTTCCGATGAAAACTCAATAAAATACCAAGTAGGCAATTTTACCGAAGGTCCATTGAGATTTATTGAGGCTGGAGCAATGATTAAGTTTGTTTCTCCTGCAGGTTATTATTTTTTACCTGACGGAACATTAACAACCAATGCTAATGCAAAAAATTCTACGTCCTATAAGTGGGTCAAAGTAGTAAGTGTAACCGGTGACGGAACAACTGTTGCTTCATCAGGACTTGGACCGATAATTTTTAACGATATTGTCCCTAACAATTCTGTACTGACTCTAGTCAAGCCAAAGTTTGTCAAAGAAATTTCCGATGATATAAAAATTTCTATTGTTGATCAAATTTTTGCATATAGAACATTTGGCTTAAGATACGACAGAGAAACACGCAGTTGGGAAGTCGTAACTCAAGACAACCTTAATGTGCTTGACGATTTTAATCTAGGTTTAGCAGGTGACGAAACAGGTCAATCTCTTGACAGCAGCTGGATAGTGCTTTTTGAAACAACTGGTTCTGCATATGATGTAACCTATAGAACATTAAGATATATATTTGAAAGCAACAACGAAATAAGATTTTATTTTGACAATAATAAAAAAATATTTGATAGCAAATCTGGAAAAATCATCAAAGACAAAATTACTGTACTTAATATCAACAATGATATAAACACTGGTACTGGTACATCTCCTTTTACTAGAGATTTCAATTGGGAAATTTCAGGAGTTTACAGAGACGGCGATGGATATGTAGACAGTAAAAAAGTCGAAGTTACTTTCTTTGACAGTGACGATGATGGTGTAATAGATGATCCTCAGATTTTTACAGAAATAGTAAATCAAACAAATTACATTTTTAATGAAAAAGTTATTATAAACAACAACGAATTTGTTGTGTATGTTGATGCATCAACTGAAAACATAATAACAGTTGCTAGAAAAAATGATATAAACATGCTGGTTGAAAATAACCCTATCTATTATGTCATTGATGAAGATCGTTTTTATCAATTAACAACATCGTCAAGAACACTAACTGTGGTTTACGACTATTATGCATATATTGGAAGACCGGAATTAAAGTTTCAATACATACATGCAAGCGATGAAAATAATCGCATAGATCCTAGCTCATCAAATATCATTGACACCTTTATTTTAACTAAACAATATGACAGTAATTTTAGACAATGGCTTTCAGGAACAACAACTTCAATGCCAAGTCCTCCAAGCACAGATCAACTGTATAGATCTTACGGTTCTGAAATTAATGCGATAAAATCAATAAGTGATGAAATAATTTATCATCCTGTTAGATACAAAATTTTATTTGGCGGCAAAAGTGATACAAATATGCAAGCAATTTTTAAAATAGTAAAAAATCCTGAAAGAGTTGTAAATGACAACGACTTAAAATCTCGTGTTATAACAGCTATAAATCAATATTTTTCATTGGATAATTGGGACTTTGGCGAAACATTTTATTGGAGTGAAATGTCGGCTTATATCATAAAAGAATTGTCGCCTGATTTAAGCAGCATTGTAATTGTTCCTAGATCTTCAGACAGCGCATTTGGTAGCTTGCATGAAATAAAAGCAGAATCGGACGAAATATTTATAAGCAGTGCAACAGTTGACGATGTTGAAGTAATTTCGGCAATTACAGCAGAAAGATTAAGATCAACAGGCACTGTGGTCACAGGTTATACATCTAACACAACAGGACTTCAGAGTTCTGTAGAAACAAACAGCACTAATACCGGAGGCTTTATTTACTAATGGCATACGAAAACGATCAATCAGATTTTCCTCTTCCAGTTGGCGGTACATCTAATACAAGCTCAGCAGACTTTTTACCCAAGTACTTTAGAACTGATGTAAATAAGAAATTTTTAAGCAGTACTATGGATCAAATGACCAAGCCGGGTGTGGTTGAAAAAGTCAATGCATTTGTAGGAAGAAGATATGCAAAAGCAGCAAAGTCGACAGATGTTTACTTGCCGGATGTTTCAACTTCAAGAGAAAATTATCAATTAGAGCCATCGCTTGTATACAAAGACGAGCTAAACAATGTTGAATTTTTTAAAGATTACAATGATTACATAGGGCAAATCGTCAGCCTTAAAGGATCCGTTGACAATCACAGTTTGTTGAACAGTCAAGAATTCTATGCTTGGGATCCGCATATTTCTTGGGATATGTTTGTAAACTTTAGAGAATACTATTGGCTACCGATGGGTCCTCAACCTATTGGTATTGCAGGGCAATCTAGAGATGTTATAAGCACATACAAAGTTACTACATCGGATGAGGGCGACAACACTGCTTATATATTCACACCCAATGGATTAACTAGAAATCCATCTATCAAACTGTTTAAAGGTCAAACATATAAATTTGAAGTTGATGCTCCTGGGCATCCTATAGCATTTGTTACAAATAGAAACTTTTTAGACACAGATCCGACTGCTGACACTGATTTTCTAAATCAAAGTACACTTTATAAAAAAGGAATAACATCCGACACTGATTACGTTGAAAGTGGTGTTATAGAATTTACAGTTCCGGACGATGCGCCAGCAGTGTTGTATTATGTTAGTCAAAACAACATCAATACAAGCGGAATAGTAACAATTTTTGAAATATCAGAAAACACACAAATCGATGTTGAAGCAGAAATCTTAGGTAAAAAAACCTATAAAACATCCAGCGGCATTGAACTTTCAAACGGAATGCAAGTATATTTTCAAGGATCTGTTACTCCAGTAGAGTATAATACAGGTTATTGGTATATCAGCGGAGTAGGTTCAGAAATACAACTGATTTCTGAAAGAGATCTTGAAGTTCCTGCAATTTTTACACAGGAATACCAAGTTCCGTTTGACAATACCGGATTTGATAATTTGCCTTTTGAAGATGCTACCAGTTTTCCAGGAACAAAAGATTATATTGTAATTAATCGTGCTAGTGTAGATAAAAATCCTTGGTCTAGATACAATCGCTGGTTTCACAGATCGGTAATCGAAACTTCATTTGTTGCAAATAATTTGCCTGTTGATTTAGACGAAACCTTTCGTGCAAAAAGACCAATTATAGAATTTGAAGCAGGATTAAAACTTTGGAAACACGGCACTAAACCGAAAGCCAATGTTAATTTAATAGATACCCACACCAAAGATGCATTTAGCAAAATCGAAGGCAGTTTAGGATACAATATAGACGGCATTGATTTAGTAGACGGTATGCGTGTTATATTTTCTGCTGACACAGATATAATAGTCAACGGAAGAATATATGAAGTAAAATTTATTACACACAACGGTCGTCGACAAATTTCTTTAATTGATACTGACGATTCTGTTCCTGAAACTGACAGTGTTGTACTAATTACCGAAGGCATCGCAGCCAAGGGAAAAATGTTTTATTACGACGGGTCTGTATGGCAACAGTCTCAAGAAAAGTTATCAGTGAATCAGTTTCCAAGATTTGATTTGTTTGATGAAAATGGATATAGTTACGGTAATACACTAGAATATCCTTCTAGTAATTTTTCAGGAAACAAATTGTTTTCTTACAAAGAAGGCACAGGAGTAGCTGACATTGAATTAGGTTTTCCATTAACCTACAGAAATATCAGCAACGTTGGGGATATTGTTTTTGAATTTAACTTGTTAAATGAATCAATTACATATCAAACTGATTTACAAGTTGAAACTTCAAAATCAACTGACACTGGATTTTTAAAGAAATTTAAAAATGATGGATCTACATTTTCTTATGTTAATGGATGGACAAAATCTAAAAATTATAGCAAACAGTATGTAATTAGACAATTCACAGTTTCTTCTGTTAACGAGTCTTTTAAAGTTGATGTGTTTGATAATAGCAGTGATTTAACCGACTTAGAAGTAAAGGTTTATGTTAACAATGTTAAACAAGTGCCTGGAAAAGATTATAATATCGTTAATAAAAATAAATATGCAGTTGTTGAATTTTTAAATAATTTAACAATAGGCGATTTTGTGTTATTAAAGTGTTTTAGTAATTCTTCAAAAAATCAAAATGGATTTTACGAAATACCAACAAACTTAGAACGAAATCCATTAAATGACAACGTGACATATTTCACGCTAGGTGAAGTTAATGATCATGTAAATTCTATTGTGGAAGATATTCCTGGATTTTCAGGTGTGTACCCAGGTGTAGGAAATTTAAGAGATCTTTCTACTCTGTCAACATACGGCAAAAGATTTGTACAGCATAGTGGTCCAGTAAACATTGCACTATACCACATAACTGACAAAAATGCAAATATAGTCAAGTCTTTGAAATATGCAAGAAAAGAATATGCAAAATTTAAACGTAAATTTTTATTAGAAGCTGAAAATTCAGGATTTGTTGGCCCAACAAAATCACATTTTGATTTGATTATTGATAAAATTATCAAAGAAAGCATTGGCAACAAGTCCTTCTACTTTGGCGACATGATTGGTTTTGGTGCTGCAAGAAAAACCTTGCACACTGTAGAGTATGCAGGGCCTGCATATTTTGCAATGTCAAAAAACTTTGATCTGTCTACACTATCAATCAGTGCCGTTGGCGTTTATCTAAATGGAAATCAATTATTATACAACAAAGATTATAACTTCACTGAAAACTTTGTTTATGTCACTAGAGATTTACAATTTGGCGATATTGTTGAAGTATATGAATATGAAGCTTCTACAGGATCCAATATACCTCCTACACCAACAAAACTAGGACTCTATCCTAAATTTGAACCTTTGATATTTGTTGATAACACATACAGTAGTCCTAGAACAGTAATACAAGGGCACGATGGCAGTTTAACTGTTGGATTTGATGATTACAGAGATCAATTGTTATTAGAACTCGAAATGAGAATTTATAATAACATAAAAGTATCATATGATATTGATAAAATTGATATACACGAATTTGTTGGTTCTATAAACAGAAATACAGGTTTTTCAAAAATCAACATTGACAGTATCATGTTATCAGATTTTGCACAATGGTTAGAATTAGCAGGTTCTCCAGACTATGCATCTCACGACTGGTGGGATAAGGACGTGAGTTTTACTTATAATTATTCTTCTATGTCTGATAGAACTGGAAACCCATTAAAAGGATATTGGAGAAATGTATACAAACAATATTTTGATACAGATCGTCCCCATTCGCATCCTTGGGAAATGTTAGGATTTACTATAAAACCAACTTGGTGGGAATCTGTATACGGCCCTGCACCTTATACAAAAGACAATCTTATACTATGGAGAGATTTGTCAGAGGGTATAATCAGAGAACCCGGTAAACCTGTATACAGAAATAAAAAGTATACTAGAACAAATTTACTTGATTACATTCCTGTAAACGAATATGGACAATTATTAAGTCCTTTAGATTCTGGATTAGCACAAGACTTTGTTCTTCTTGAAACAAAAAATAGTTTTGTATTTGGTGACAATTCGCCTGTGGAATCAGCATGGAGAAGAAGCAGTGAGTATCCATTTTCCTTAATTACAGCATGGGTATTGTCACAACCAGCTAAACTTCTAGGTGTTGGATTTGATATAAGCAGAACAGTAAGAGACAATGCAGGAAACTTAGTTTATAAAGATACAAAAAAGAGAATTAATCTCAAAGAGTTAAAATTTTCGTCAATAACAACAACCGAACCGTTGGTATTAACTGCTGGAATGATTAATTATATCAGTAGTTATATTTCAAGCAAAGTTACTTCAAAATACGAAACATACAAAACTCAGTTGTCTAATTTAGACAATCAATTGTCTATAAAAATTGGCGGGTATGCTGATAAGTCAAAACTAAAGTTGGTGTTGGACAGCAGAAGTCCACTGAATAAAACTTCTGTATTTGTTCCAGATGAAAATTATCAAATTACATTGGCTAAAAGCAGTGTGTTAGAAACTGTTGTTTTCAGTGGAATAATTATAGAAAAAATAGAATCAGGTTATATATTATCTGGATACGACAAAGATGATCCAGTGTTTTATTACAATAAACCAATAGCTCGTTCGATGGATTCTGCAATAACTGTAGGTGGAATCAGCGAGCAGTTTGTTAACTGGGATGCTAACAACAATTATACCATTGGAACTATTGTTAGATATAACAGTGAGTATTATAGAACAAAAATCACACACCTTAGCGACGATTCTTTTGATCCTCTAAAATTTGTAAAACTTCCAAGTCTGCCAATAGCAGGTGGAGTTACTGCATTGATTAGGAAAGATTACGAAACAACAGTGACAGCATTGCCTTACGGATCTGTATTAAGCAGTGTACAAGATGTTGTAGATTTTATGCAAGGTTATGAAGCATATCTTGTTAGTAAAGGATTTTTGTTTAATTTTTACAATAAAAATACTGAAGCGTTAGAGGACATGCTACTCTGCATTAAAGAATTTATGTTCTGGGTTACACAAAATTGGGATAACGGAACAGTATTGTCAGTAAGTCCTGTTGCAAACAAAGTTGAGTTTTCAAAAGATTATTATGTAGTAGACGATATTTTTGATTCGTTCTATGACTACACTTTGATAGGCGGCAATGGTAGTAGAATATCAAAAGAATTTTCTAACATATTTAGAAATTCATCAAACAGTTTTGGGGTAACTCCTGTAAATTCTGATGAAGGAATTTTCTTGGTAAAACTACCATTGATACAAAAAGAACATGTTATATTAATTGATAATCAAACAGTATTCAATGACACAATATATGACAAAGTGCCAGGCTACCGACAAGAAAGAATCAAACTTGTAGGATACAGAACCGACAATTGGGATGGTAGTTTAAATGTTGCTGGATTTTTATACGATGAAGCCAAGATTACAAACTGGAATACTTGGACAGATTATGCAATAGGAGATTTGGTCAAGTACAAAGAGTTTTATTATAGTTCAAACTTAAAGCACACCAGTACTGAAAATTTTGATGCTAACAATTGGAACAGACTTGATGAAAAACCGGAATCGAGACTGTATGCTAACTGGGATTACAAAGCCAATCAATTTGCAGATTTCTACGATCTAGATACTGACAACTTTGATGCAGAACAACAAAGACTTGGACAACATTTGATTGGATATCAGAAACGCGAGTATCTTTCAAATATTATTACAGATAGTGTAAGTCAATACAAGTTTTATCAAGGATATATTTCTGAAAAAGGAACCAAAAATGCATTAACAAAGTTATTTGATGCATTGAGTACTGCTGGTGAAGAAAGTCTCGAGTTCTACGAAGAATGGGCAATTAGACTTGGTCAATACGGCGCAATAGACAATATCTACGAAGTTGAATACATAGTTGACGAAACAAAATATAAATTAGAACCGCAAATTATCAAATTAGTAGATACTAAATCAAGTACAAGAACTGATTTGGTTTACGAAATTGCTCCTTATGAAGTTTATCTACGACCCGACGATTATATCCATGCACCTTTTGTATCTAATACAACAAACTTTGTTTACACAAAAGACAACGGATATGTAAGAGAACAAGACGTTGCAGCAATAGTCAACGGATATGATTCAATTCTTAATTTACAATCTTCAGAAATTCGTGTAGGAGATTTTATCTGGGTTTCGAATTACAATCAAACTTGGGATGTTTTAAGATTAGTTAAAACTGGTGATAAAGTGCTATCGTTTGATAGCACTTTAATCAGTGATGAAGTTATCGACGAAAACAATAATGTAATAGAAGGTTTTACAGTTGTATTCGAAAACTATATTGAAAATTATTACCAAAAGGGAGACATCATTGGACTGTTGTCAACCAACGACGATATAAGCAAATTTTATAAAATTTGGGCAGTATCAATGAATAAAATTCAAGTAATCAATGCAGGTAATTTAAGCAATATCGAATCACTGCCAGACAGTAACGAAGTAGGGGTTGCTAAGTTTGTTGCTAGAAGATTCTCCAATTCTGAAACATTAAATACCAGTATAAAATCTCTAAGACAGGAATTCAGCGACACTGTGTGGATTGATGACAAAGGAGACAACACCTGGGGAGTTTATAAAAACGAAAATGTATTTTCTCTTCAAGAAGAAATTGTCAATCCTACACTTGACGGTGACGGTTTTGCCACCAGCTTTGATTCTAATACATCCAATACCATACTGGCCATTGGGTCAGTGTCTGACGATTTTCAACGTGGCATAGTAAGAATATATGCAAGATCAACTGAATCTTCAGATAAAAGAGAAATACAATCACTTGTTCAGGACGATACAGTTTCTGGATATTCTGCATTTGGGTATTCTGTTGCGTTAACCAACAATGGCAAATATCTTGCAGTAGGTGCACCATATGCAAGCGATGTTAAAACTAATTTTAAGGGTGACCTAATTCCAGGTACTGTTTATCAAATAGGCGATATTGTTAGTGACAATGGAACTCTTTGGAGAGCTATTTCGTCTTTTGCACCGTGGGATGAAAGCAGTACCATTAGCACAAACAATCAAGACTGGGAACCTGTTTATCTAATCGAAACAACAGACTCTGGAACAGAATCAGGATTGGTCAATCAGGGTGTAGTTTATCTTTATGAAAAACAGACCACTGGATATTACAATTTGATACACTGTATTACAAGTCCGGATCCAAAAAATAATGAAAGATTTGGTTATAAAGTTGAGTTCAGAACAACTGCATCGGGCGAAGTTAGATTATTTGTTGGATCTCCTGGAACTGAGTCACTGTCTCGAGGAAGAATATATTTTATTAACAATGCAAACAATGAATGGTCCTACAGCAAAGATAGATTGTACAAAGGAATATACAGTGATTCTGCAAGTTATAATTTAAATGAAATAGTTTTTTATAATGGATCAATATATCGTGCAGATACAAATATAACACCCGGATCGGCAATACCTGGAGTTTCAGCATTGTGGATATTGCTCAACGATGAAACAGTAGAGTACACTGGTTACATTCCTAGAATAAACAATATTATAGACAACGAAGGTGACAGCTCGTTGTACAATGATGCAATCAACATAGGAAAGAATTTTGATATTAACATGCTTGGGGATATTATTATTCTTTCCAGTTCGGTTAACCTAGGAGCAGGTGTAAGATCAGAAAGAGTCTCGGTATATAGAAACAATTCAGGAAGATGGAAATTTTCTCAACACATTGACACTGCTGACTTGTCTGAAGATTTTGGTCTGAAAGTTGCTATTAACGACACTGGTGACAGAATGGGTATAGGTGCTTCTAGAAATGACGATGTTGAAATCGACGGCGGGTGTGTGTATATCTATAAGCAAACAACCGCCAACAATGTGTCGACTTATCAATTATTGCAGATTTTAAGAAGTCCGTTTGAGGAAAAAAATGAATCTTTTGGCACCGGTTTAGATTTTTATGGAAATAAATTAGCAATTTCTGGAAAAAACACAGACCGAAAAGTGGCTACAACATTTGATAGATTTACTGAAAATCTTTATGGAATCGCAGTTGGAACAACAGACACAGGAGAAATTAAGTATTCAAAATATGTTCAAGATTCAACTTCTGCAGAAAGAAAAGAATACACAACATTTGACAACAGCTATACAAACTTTGTTAATGTATTGAAAGATACTGGCAGAATTGCACTGTTTCAACAACTCGGCGATTCGTATATTTACGGAGAAGATGTTGCATATAATCGAAATACAAAATACAACGATATCAGTAATTTTAAATTAATTGACAATCATCTGTATATAGGTTTTCCAAAACTAAATCCATCAGATACTGATGACTCTGTGTTGGTTTACAACTACGAGCAGTCAGACGACTCGTCACTTGGGTTGTTTGCTGATCTACGTTCTGTAAAAAATTCAAACAGCTGGTCTGAAATAACAGTACAACAAGGTAAACCAAATATTGACAAAATACAAAGATGTTTCTTGTACTCTACAGATACAAACGATTTATTGGTAAATCTTGACGTTGTAGATCCTCGTCAAGGAATTATACCAGGTCCTGCAGAACAAGAAATTACATGGAAAACTTTCTACGATCCTGCTGTCTATTCTTTCAATATAAACAATCAAGACGGAGTTGTAGTTGATAATGTCAACAATTGGGCAGAAGATCAAGTTGGCAAGTTGTGGTGGGAATTAAAAACTGCCAGTTGGTTTAACCCTTATCAAGGAGACGATCAATACAGAGTTTCGAATTGGAACAAACTATTGCCAGGGTCAACAATTGATGTTTATGAATGGGTTGAATCAACAGTAACACCATTGAGATGGTCTGAATTAGCAGATACACCTACTGGATTTACACAAGGTTTTAGTGGGCAACCTCTGTACGATAATACTATATATAGTTCTAAGAAAGTTTATGATACAATATCGGGCTCGTTCGTAGATAGATTTTATTTCTGGGTCAAGAGTAAAAAAAATGTTCCTACAAACAGCAAACGTCAATTATCTGCATTTGCAATAGAAAATCTGATAGCTGATCCGTCAGGACAGGGATATCGTTTTGCAGCATTATTAAGTGATAATAGCTTTGCACTATACAATGTAAAAACTTTTATAGAAGATCGAAAAACAGCGATTCATTTTACAATAGCCAAAGATGAAACTTTAAATTCAAATATTCATTCAGAATATCAATTGTTAACTGAGGGATACAACAGTGTTGTTTTAAATACTGAGATTGAAAACAAGTGGATAGACAGCTTGGTAGGATACGATCAAAATTCAAAAACAGTGCCGGATTCGGCATTGCCTGCTAGACAAAAATACGGAATTTTAAATTCTCCACGCCAAGGTATGTTTGTAAATAGATTAGAAGCAGTTAAGCAATTGGTAGAAAGAGCAAACAGCGTTTTAATTAATGAACAAATAATTGACAATTATGATATCTCTACACTGTTATTAAAAGACGAAAAACCTGCAAGTACCACTGGACGATACGACAGTGTAATTGAAACACTGGATGATTTGAGATTTGTAGGAGTTTCTAAAACAGAACAGGCTATTTTAATACCAACAGTTGAGAATGGAAAAATTGTTTCTGTAACTATTCAAAGTCCTGGTCGAGGCTATAAAACTGCACCTAATGTTGAAATTGTTGACAGCAATGGTACAAATGCTATTATTAAAACAACAATAAACAACTTAGGACAAATCACCGGTACATATATAAGATCCAAAGGTAAAAATTATACAGATAATGTAAAATTAAATATTAGAAAATACAGCGTTTTAGTTAATGCAGATTCTGAAATCGGCGGTCGCTGGGCAATTTATGAATGGAATAAATCTACCCAACTGTGGATCAGAAAAGACAATCAGAATTATGATACCACTAGATATTGGGATTATGCTGATTGGTACCTAGCTGACTATACCAGCTTAACACAAATAGATCATGTTGTTGATCAAAGCTATGAACTATTTGGTCTTGATGCAGACATCGGCGAAGTTGTAAAAATCAACAACGTTGGTTCCGGTGGTTGGCTATTGTTAGAAAAAATTGCAAACGTAACAACTGAAGATTATACAGTAAATTATAAAACTGTTGGTAGACAAAACGGAACTATTCAACTTTCGGCTAAACTTTACAATTACGCATCTATCAACAGTGGCTACGATGCAAATGTGTTTGATTTAACATTCTACGATAAAGAACCAGTAAACGAATTAAGAAATATATTGTCTGCATTAAAGACTGAAATATTTATAGGTGACTTATCTGTTGAATATCTAGGTCTATTTTTTGCAAGTGTAAGATATGCGTTGCACGAACAGCACGGATTGGATTGGGCCTTCAAAACCAGTTTTGTGAAAGTAAAACACAATGTCGGAAATCTACATCAACCAGTTAATTTTCAAAACGATAATCTTGAAAACTATCAAGACTATGTTAACGAAGTTAAACCATACAGTACAAAGGTAAGAGAATATATAAGTGCTTATTCTTATGTTGAGCCCACTAATTCTTTAACCACTGACTTTGATTTGCCACCTAGTTATAACGAATTAACAAAAGAAATCGAGCCTAGTTATGCCAAGTACAACAACAATCAAATACAAAATGTAATTGAAAAATATCTTGAGTATCCTTACAAAAACTGGACAGACAACAACGGCTACGATGTTGTTTCTATAGAAGTAGCCAACGGCGGATCTAAGTATAAGGAAACACCGATTGTTATAGTTACAGGAGACAGTGGAACCACTGCTCGTGCTTATCTAAGCAGAGGAAGAGTATCAAAAATTGAAATAGTAAATAAAGGTGGCAAATATTATAAAGCACCTCTAGTTACTATTAGTGGAACTCAAGACGAAGGTGGTGAACCAGCCACAGCAGTTGCTATTATAGGTAATGGTACTGTTAGATCTGCTCATATTGTGTTAAAATTTGATAGAATCAGCAGTTCGTATCTCTTTACTGAACTAAATGAAACACAAACATTTGTAGGAACAGCAGCAAAAGAAAAGTTTGTTCTAAAATGGCCTATGAATATTAGAACAGACAGTTATACTGTTACAGTTAACGGAATTCAACAATTAAGCAGTAAATTTACTGTTGGAAACGATACTGATTTGACAAAAGGATTTGAAAGACAGATCGGATACATAAAGTTTGTTGATGCTCCAGCATTGAATTCGCAAATAATAGTAAATTATAAAAAAGATGTATCTTTACTACATGCCGCCGATAGAATAAATTTCTTTTACAATCCAACAACTGGCATGGCAGGAAAAGAACTTTCGCAACTTATGGACGGTGTGTCCTACGAAGGTGTTAATGTAAACAGCATTGACTTTGGTACTGAACAAGGATTCGGTGTTGGCGGATATGGCTCTATGCCGTGGGATACATTTGACAATACATATGAAGACGAGATATTTATTTTAGATGGTAGTACATCGATGCTTACACTAAGCAAACCTTTAGAATTAAATGTTGAGTATAATTTTTATCTTAACAATATTAGGTTAGATGATCAAAATTTTGGCACTAGTACTCCGTTGAGCAATTTAAATGCAAAAATGGCCACTATTATAGGCGATGGAATAACTGACACTATTATAATCGACGAAGAGTTAATAGAAACAACTGCCAATGACATTGTCATAATAAGAAAAAGCACCAGTGACGGTAGTCTTGCACCATCTGAAGCAAGCTACGATACTGCAATTACAGGCGGTAATTTTGCATATACTACAGCAACAGGGCTATCTAGTGCAGATATAACAATCGACGGTGATGATTTTATAACCACAGCAGCAAGGGGTCCTGAAGAATTAGTACCAGGACATGTGTTAGATACACTTGATCTTAAAGTTTATCACAGATCTGCCGACGGAGTTGGAATTATCAGTGTTGCAAATTACAAAATTGATGGTACACAAACAGTATTCAATTTGCCAAATATACCACAATCCAACGACGGTATAATTATCAAAGTTGATAATCAAATTTTAAAACCGGAGATGTTTGATGTTGATTATGAAACACAAACAGTTTCATTTGCTGATAGCACTATACCAGTAGGATCATTGCTTTCGATATTGTCGATTGGTGTTAACGGTGCTAACTTAATCGACACAGAATACACTATATCAGACGGTAGTACAACTGGGATTGTAACTTCGGCAGTATGGAGTGAATCATTATCGACTTTTGTAACAGTCAATGGTGTAGTTAAAGAAAACGGCAGAGATTACAATCACATTAAAACATTGGATACTGAACAACATCCAAATAGACTTAAGATTGTATTTGATGTATCTGTAATTGCGGATGGAGATTTTATTCAGTATGCTGTTTATGACACACCATTAAAAACGTACAGTCAAGTGATCATTGATAAAACTTTTAGTGCCGACGGCGCTACAAATTATCATGAGTTTGACGGTATTGTTAATACTGTACCGTTTAGTAAACAACCGTTGGCATATAACTTGATTGTTAAATCTAACAATCAAATTTTAAGTCCAGGTTATAGTAAATCTTTTATTACAACTGATGAAAGAGAATATGCAATAGACTCTTGGCAATACAGTGATTTAACCACAATAGATGAAGCAAATGTTTTGGTTTTTGTTAATGGAACTCAGTTGACAAAAGAAGAATTTACTTTTGATTCAACCACTGGAATTGTAAGATTGTTACAGGAAAATATAGGAGTATCGGATAGCACATTAGATGTTTATATTATAACTGACGCAGAATATTATTTTACTGATTCAAGAATAACATTTACAAGTGCTGTGGATGCAATAATTTCTGCAGATACAGAAATTACTTTGGTATCCACCAACGATAGTACTTCTTACAATGCTTATGTTAAAACTGTAAACAACAACGAAATTCTTGTAAGATCGTTTAGAAGTGATATTAGAGATTCGTTTACAACTTCGCCAGAGTTTGAATTAAATGATACATTATTAACAATCGGTGATGTAGCATATGAACTAAGCAACAGCTTGACTTTTGCAGTACCTCCTAGTTCTGGAACAGAAATTGAAATATATCAGTTTAGCAATCATGATATTAACAATTTTAAGAGAACCCTATACAAAGTATTAAGAGATACCTATGTTGAAGAAAATACCGATAATTGGATAACAAGAAACCTTGTATCCAGTGGGTATATCAAGTTAAACAACACAACATCGAGTGCAAATTATGTCTGGGTAGCACTCAATGGCGAATTGTTAACTCCTAACATGGATTATGTATTGTCTCCTGCAATGGATGCAATACAGCTATCTGTCGTGCCGATGGACAACGATAAAATTGATGTTATTGAATTTGGCAATGCTCCGATATCTCCTAAGTACGGATTTAGAATATTCAAAGACATGCTAAACAGAACACACTATAAAAGATTGAATCAAAATAATTCTTATGTATTAGCAGAACCTCTAAATTATTACGATCTAAGAATTGTTCTTGAAAACACTGTTGGAATATTCCAACCTAACAAAGCAAAAAACATACCCGGTGTAGTTTTTGTAGATGGTGAACGCATTGAATACTTTGAAGTGGTTGGCAATAGATTACAGCAGTTAAGAAGAGGTACTCTTGGTACAGGTGTAAAAAATATTCACAACGTTGGCGCAGTTGCATACGGGCAAGGTCCTGAAGAAACTATCAATTATTCAGATGTAATTCTTACACAAACTGAAATAGCAGATGGCAGTTCTACAGCTACAACATTTACTTTTAGAGATTACATGGTTCCTACCAGCGTTAACGAAATTGAAGTTTTTGTTGCAGGTCGACGCTTGAGAAAAACTTCAATGCAATTGTTTAATCAAACAATTGCACAAGATAGTCCAGAAGGAGATGTAACATTACCTCCAGAATTTTCTATTGATGGCAATGCATTGGTATTGGCAATAGCACCATTTGCTGGAGTTAAGGTTGTAATTGCAAGAACTACAGGCAAAGTTTGGAACGAACCAAACAAGACATTGATAAATTCTAATAATAATATAAGCAGATTCTTGCGTGAAGCAACAATACTCTTACCTAAATAAATATAGTATAGGTGACACATATGACAAATTTAAACGATCTTAACGGAATACATGTCGAAGGACATATTAAAATATTTGATCCAAAAACAGGAGAAATATTTATTAACAAACGTAATGCTATACATTACGAAAATATGAGTTTGGCATTGGCTGAAAGTTTGTCAAATGCTGGACAGGGATTCATATACGAAATGGCTTTTGGAAATGGAGGCACAAGTGTAGATCCAACAGGTATAATTACCTACCTAACTCCTAACACAACAGGCACAAATGCTAGTTTGTATAATCAAACACACAGCAAAGTAGTTGACGATCGCAGTGTTAACAATACTGATCCAACTAGAAATAAAACAGAAATACGACATGTGTCAGGTACAAATTATACAGATATTCTAGTTAGTTGTTTACTAGACTACGGCGAGCCCAATGGGCAAGATGCGTTTGACACAGCGGCAAACACCGATCAGTTGTTTGTTTTTGACGAACTTGGACTTAGAAGTTACAGCTCAACCGGCACAGGAAGATTAATAACTCATGTAATTTTTCATCCTGTACAAAAAAGTTTAAACAGATTAATTCAAATTGATTATACTGTTAGAGTTCAAAGCCTAAGCGGATTTAATGAGGTTTAATAATGGCATATGAAGTAAACTTTACTGACAGTGTTAACAAAGGTTCTATAACAGTTGAAGACAACACTGTTAACACAGACACTTCTCTTCAACTACCAGGAAGAAATCTTTCAGATTTTGGTAATATTGTTTTAGAAAACTTTTTACATTTGTTAGAAAATTTTGCTAATACTACGTCTCCAGAAAATCCAGTAGAAGGACAACTTTGGTATGACACAACTGACGGTATCGATCAATTAAAAGTGTATGATGGAACACAATGGGTCAGCGCAGGCGGTCTAAAAAAAGCCACCAGCGAACCAGAAGCTTCTACTAGTACAATAGGCGACTTATGGGTAGATACAGCTAATCAACAGGTTTATTTGTACAGCGGATCTGGGTGGATATTGGTAGGCCCGGATTACAGCGAAGGTGCAAGTACAGGATCTAAATTTGTAACAGTTACGTCAACAACAAACCAAGAAATACCAGTTATTATAAATTATGTTAACGATGTACCTGTTTCGATTATAAGCTCAGTAGAGTTTATACCCAAAGCAGTAATACAAGGTTACAGCATAATATATCCAGGTATTAACATAAGCGGCAATATCAGTGGATCTGCTGCAAAATATTATGGTCTTGCAGAAAAAGCTGAAAATTTAGTTATTTCAGGAATAAATGTTCCGGGTACTGATTTTGTTAGAAAAAGCACAGAAAACATATTAACTAGAACGCTGAGAATAAGAAACAACGGTGGCCTTGACATAGGCGAAACTCAAACTCTTGTGTTTTCTGTCAGCGGTAGTGTGGGAGAAATTTCTCACAAAGCAAGTGATGGAAGTATTGACGTTAAAGTCAACAATGCAGGAGTTGCAACGACAGCAATTAGGGTGTACAATGATACCAAGGTTGCAATAGGCAGTCCGACAAAAATTCCAACAGAAGCACTAGACGTTGTTGGAAATATAGTTGCCTCCGGAACATTAACATTAGGTGGTACTACAGAAAGCACAACAATTTCAAATGGTGCGTTAGTAGTACCGGGTGGAGCAGGCATAGCCAAAAACTTAAATGTTGGTGGTAATTTAGATTTAGAAGGTTCTTTAACTGTCAATGGTAACATTTTGCCAGAAACAACAGGTAAAAACATAGGCACAAACTTATCAAGATTCAATAATATATACGCTACAAATTTTAATGGTACATTTGTAGGAAGCTTAACAGGAAATGTCACTGGTTCTTCAACTACTACAGGAAGATTAAACAGTCCGACTACATTTGTAATGACTGGTGATATAACTGCTCCTAGTTTTGTTTTTGATGGTCAAACCGGAGGTACAACAAAAACATTTACAACTACACTGAGTGACAATTACTTTACATCAAAAACATTGATAACAACAATTGAATCAAGTGATCAAGTCGTTATAAGAAGATTAGCCGGTGCTGACATTGGTTTAAAAAGAGTAAGCCAGGCAACGTTAACCAGTAAAATTCCTAACACAGCACAAGGTCCAGTTATTCCAGTAGGGTCAATGATGCCATATGCAGGAACTACGGCTCCAACCGGTTGGTTTATATGTGACGGAACAGAAAAATCTAAAGTTTCCTATGCAGCTTTGTTTACAGTTATTGGAGAAAACTTTGGTGCAGGTACTACTACTGCGTTTTTTAAAATACCGGACCTTAGAGGAAGAGTTCCACTGGGTCACCTTGGAGGAGCAGTAAGTGGTAACCGAGTACTAAATGATTTGGCAGCAGAATCAGTTGGTCAATATGGTGGTTCCGAAAGCGATTTCATCATTGAAAATCAATTACCTGAACACAAACACAGCTTAATGGGCGATGATGGTACGCAATTTTATGCAACCACTGATGTAACAGGAGTTGCTGATACAGATGCAGTAGGTGTCTCGATAGTTGGCGGAGATCCTGGATCTGGTTTACCAAGAACCGAAGGCATTTACAATTATACATCGCAGATCGAATTCACCACAGTTCCACCGTTTGCTACTGTAACATACATCATTTATCACGGAGTCTTTTAATGAGTTATAAAATTAATACAGCAGATGGCACACTCTTAGTTGACTTAGTCGATGGCCGTATAGATACTGATACCACAGACCTAGTATTAGTAGGGCGAAATTATACAGGCTACGGAGAATATCTTAACGAAAATTTTGTAAAATTATTAGAAAATTTTTCCAATACAGCACCTCCAGCAAATCCTATTAGAGGACAACTTTGGTACGACACATCTGAAAACAGACTAAAAATATTTGATGGTACAAATTTTAGATCAACTGATGCAACAATTGTTTCTGCAACACAGCCTACTATGTTGTCTGGAGACATCTGGATAGATACCAACAATAAGCAAATATACTTCAGCGATGGGAATGAGTTATTACTTGCAGGTCCTATTTACACTGATGCTCAGGGAGAATCAGGGTTTAATATAACAACTATCACTGATAATACAGGACAACCTAGAGTTGTTGCAAGATTTTTAATCGGTGGGTCAACGATTGCTATAGTCAGCGGAGAGAGTTTTACAGCAGCAACTTCTATCACTAACTTCGGAACAAGCATTCTAGCAGGATGGAATATGAGTTCTGAATACAGCAATTTCAAATTTAATGGTCCTGCTGCATCAACAACACAATTGTCGGATACACTGGGTAATATTTACACTCCAAACAGTTTTTTAAAAATAGCTTCAAACAATACTACCACTGGTCGACTACATATAAAAAACGATACAGGGTTAATAGTAGGTGATGATTCGGATTTTACTATTAGAGTAGAAAGTAGTGCAGTTGTACAGAGATCTCAAATCTCCGGTGCAGACGTTAAAATACAAGTTCGTCAAGGAGCATCTAATGTCGATGCAATAAAAATAGACAATCTAAATTCAAGAATAGGTTTATGGCAATCAACTCCATTATATTCTCTAGACTTAACTGGTAGTATGAGAATTACAGGTGACTTAATTGTTGGTGGATCAGCTTCCTATTTTGATGTTACTAATATACGAGTTGAAGATAAAACAATAGAACTCGGAATAACTTCGGGCGGCACAACTTTCTCAGAATTAGAATTAGACGGCGCTGGTATAGTTGTAAAATCAGCAGTTAGCGATAAGTCGTTAACATGGGACAACACAAACAACAACTGGAACGCAACTAGTCATTTTAATATTCCTACTGGTTATCAGTATAAAATTAATAATTCATTGGTTTTATCTGCTACTGCATTGGGATCATCTGTAACTTCGGCACCAGGAATAACTTCATTGGGCGTGCTAAACAACCTAAATGTCGATTACATAAATTTAAATGGTGCAACAATTACTACCACAGCATATCCGTTATATATTGTTAGTGACGGAACAGTAGTGTTTAGCGATCCGTTATTGGCAGATGTTAAATTATCTGGTGTTGCAACCCCAGATGTTAGTGATCCAGGAAATTATGTAGCTAATAAAACATATGTAGATGAAAAATTCCAAGACCAAAACGTATATTTGACATTCGATATTACAGGAATAAACAACACTCAATTAGCATCATTTATAGAAGATTTAGTGCCGGGAATTACTAAAAACGTCGGAGTTTATGCGTATGTTCATTGTACTGCATATTCAGGAACAATTACCTACAACGGCGGCGACGGCATTAACAAAACGTTCGTAGCAGTTGACAAAAACGGGGTTGAAAATCAATCTGTATTACAAGACGTTGGATTTTCAAACACAGTAGAAACAGTATCGATGTCGGTATCTAGATCATTAAAAGTGTTTCAAATAGACGGATCGTATCAATGGATTTATCAGTCAACAACAGTTTATCCGTAATGCGATAAATAATATAAAGCACTAGGGGTTTATCCATAATGGCATACATTATTAACAAATACAACGGTACAGTACAAACAACAGTTGAGGACGGTACCGTAAATACTACAACTGAATTAAAATTTATTGGAAAAAACTACGCCGGTTATGGCGAAGCTCAAAATGAAAACTTTATGTTTTTATTGGAAAATTTTGCAGGATCAACACCGCCTGCAAAACCAGTATCTGGAATGATTTGGTTTGATAATTCGGTTAATAAATTAAAAGTTTATGATGGAACAAAATGGAAAACCACTGGCGGCACAGAAATAAGCACAGCTCAACCAAACGGTTTTGTCGAAGGCGAATTTTGGTGGAACAGCTCAACTGAGCAACTGTATGTAAAAAATGCAGTAAATGACTGGGTACTAGTAGGTCCGCAAACTGCACCGGGTGTTGGCGAAACACAAATGAAAAGTAGCACTCTAACTGACACCAGCAATGCAACGCACAATGTAATCACTGCAACTATAAACGATACAGTTGTGTTTGTTGTTAGTAAAGACGCAGATTTCACCAATTCAACAAACACTGCTATAGCAGGATTTGATGTAATCAAACAAGGTGTTACATTAATAGACACTAGAGCAAGTACTGCCGGAGTAACATCGTCAAGTTATAGATTCTGGGGTACTGCATCAAACGCATTAAAACTAGCTGGTAGGGCAGCAACTGATTATCTGACTGCTGACAATATATCATTTACAAACGTAGTAAGTTTTAACGAGACTGGATTTAGTGTAGGCAGTGACTCGGACTTAATTGTTAACATTGATTCAGATTTGCAAACACCTGTTGTAAAATTAGTTAGAAATCTGTTGAGATTTAAAAATTCAAGCAACGGATTAATTACATACATTGACAGCACCGGTATACATCCAGGATCAACAAATGCGTATGATTTAGGAAAATCTGGAGAAAAATGGAGAACAGTTTATGCAACTTCGTTTAACGGTATTGCAACACAAGCAGACACACTAAAAGTAGGTGCTGCTTATAAAACTGCATCTGTATCTGCGACCGCAGATACAATTGCTTCTAGAACAGCCGCTAATGAAACCATTGACGGACAAACTATTACAGCAGGTGCGCTGAAAGCAACATTCTTTGTAGGAACAGCTACAGTTGCACAGTATGCAGACTTGGCTGAAAAATACACTGTTGAGTCAATACATCCTGTTGGAACTGCAATGACAGTTTCTAGTAACAATGAATACGAAACAGGTCCTGCAAATGCAAGTAATATCTGCATAGGAGTTACATCAGAAAATCCGGCTTATTTGATGAATTCTCATATTGATGGTCAAGCAATAGCACTTAAAGGAAGAGTACCGGTTAGAATTACAGGTTCTGTAAAAAAAGGACAACCTGTTTATGTATTTCAAGACGGAGTTTGTTCAACTGTAGAAACTGTAGGATTAGTTGGAATAGCTCTTGAAACCAATGAATCAATTGAAGAGAAGCTAGTTGAATGTGTATTGAAGGTATAAATAAAACTATAAGTTTATTAAGAGGTTTTAATGGCACGTAATATCGAAGCAGCCCGCTACAACATTATGCAATCAAAAATAAGAACTGTATTGGGTAACGGGTCTAGCGAATTTGGTTATGGTCAGGTATTATCTAGCAGACAAGTTAGAAACACACCTCCAGTTGATATAGTTACTGCTCAACATATGAACAATTTAAAAGCTGATGTTAATATAGCTGAAGTTCACCAATCAAATGTATCAACTACATTGTCTACAGTTGCAGCAACAAATCAGATAACCGAAACAGTATATACAGAATACGAAGCAAAAGTTGATACAATTTATGCTAATAGAAATTTAGTACATCCGAATAGAGTAACGGTAGAATCCAAAGCCAGCAGTGTGAGATCGGCGCCGTGGGGAACATCGGGCCCAATAATGCATGAATTTACAGTTACATTTCCGGGTGGATATCAAACTACCAATACTTCAGGAAATAATATATTATCAACAGGTACAGATCACAGACGTCATTTTTTCAATGCCGGAGGAGAAGTACGATTTGCAGCAACAGCAGCAGGCGGGTCTGGTGTTAAATTTAACGACTGGGTTACTATGCTTTCAAACATGGGTATAGTAAAATTTAATTATACAACTGCAATTGCTACTGGCTCCGGCACTTCATTTAATTTAGGTAATTTTAATTTAACTTCTAGTTATCAAACAGTTTTTGAAAAATACGGTTCGGGACTTTATTCACAGAATTACATAAGAATTCGAGCAAAAGGTGCACAAAACACCAGTGTTATAACATTTTTAGTCATGTTCGATGATGCAAGCCAAGATGACGACGTCAATGAGCAAGTAACTGGAACAATCACCAGTACTATTACTCAATTACGCCCTACTGGAAATTATGTTAGCGTTCCTACACCAACTTATCAAACAATTATCAACTTGTCAAGTTAAATTGAATAGCAATTTACTTTTACTAAATAATGCTATTAGGAGAGTTTAATGCCTATAGTTGGCGATTCAATCACTGCTGTACAATATAATAATGTAAGAACATCTCTAGTATCTGTTTATTCGACACTTTATGGACAGACCATGAGATCTTCGGCGGTTACTGCATCGGTTAATTCTGTAACTTCTCAGCAAATGCTCAACTTATTTTTAGATGCACAGAGTGCATATGTACATCAACAAGGTACAGTAAGTTCCTCGATAGCAGTCCCTCCGACTGGTCAAACCATAGGAGCAGATACATCTCGTACTTTCAATCAATCTACTGGTGCAAAAGCAACGCCAGTAGACGGTACAAAACAGGGTGTGAACGATTATACAACCTTAATCACCAACATTTCTAATTTTGACCCAAGCTCTACAGCATTTCCTGTAGGAAATTTTACACTTGGTACTGCTACAAGCAGTGCTAGAAGCACAACTTGGGGTGGCTCTGCAGATGCTGCTAACTCAATTTATCATGTGGTTACAGTAACATTTTCTACTGCAACACAAATGTCACAATTCTTCAATGCTGGCGGCGAATTAAGGTTTTCCAGTACACTTACAGGTGGCACAGGATCCAAATCAACAAATTGGGCAGCTTTATTATCAGCAATGGGTACAATACGATTTGGAAAGTATGCATTAACAGCAAGCTCTGGTACGCCAACTACAACCGGCGGAGGTAGTGGATTTGATAGTTTAACATCGATATATCGTCAACTTTTTATCAAAACAGGATCAGGATTGTATACAGGCAATGATTATACAATTGACGGAAGAATTGTAAGCAGTACAGTGTTACGTTTTAGAATTTCTCTTGACGATAATGATGCTGGTACAACAGTTGACGAATCTGTTGACGGTACAGCTACCAGTAACGTTAACACATTCCGTCCAGATAGCAGTTTTGTATTTAATAGCACTACCTATACAGCAGTTAGTATAGCCGCTCCAACAGTTGCAACAGTAGTTGCAATGACCACAAACAACGCGACTCCTCCAGCATAAATTCACATTGACTTTTTAAAAAAATATTGTATTATTGAAAGATACAATAGGAGTTTTCCATGGACGAACGATTAGAAAAAGCACTTGATTTTAGTAATTATATGATTACTCTTGAAAATCAGAAAAGAATTTTAAAAGAACAATATCAAAGTAACATTATATTTTATTTTGGTGGAGGTCAGTTTACAGTAACACAACAGCTTTTAAGTTTTTGCCACAGTCTAGTTCTATTAGAACAAACCAGCACTATTTTAATCGATGACAACGATATTCCGGTTGAAATAGAAAATCTTGTTGAGTTTACAGATAATGTTATCAGTGCTTACTGGAAAGCATCCAACACATATTTGATTGAATATAACAAATTAAGAAGCAACAGAACGATTGAGGGCATTGTTGATTTATGAAAAGAGGTGCATTACTAATCGCAAGAAATAACAGCGAAGTAGATTATATAAAACAAGCTGTTTATTGTGCATCTCGTATTAAAAAATATTTAAATTTGCCTGTTAGCATCATCACAGACAACGAAGCATATTTAAAAAAATTATTTACTGACTATAAAAAAATCTTTGATCAAGTTATAGAAATAAAAAACAAAAAAGCAATCCAATATAAAAAGTACAACGACGGAATTTATGTAAGAAAAAATTTAGAATATAAAAATGATACTAGAAGTCAAGCATATGAGTTATCGCCGTATGACGAAACATTACTTTTAGACACTGATTTTATAATTTCAAATTTAGATCTGTTGAATTGTTTTGAACAGCCTCACAATTTAATGATGTACAAAAATGCAGTAGAACTATCGGGTTGGAGAGATGTAAGCGAATTTTCTAAAATCAGTGAAACAGGCCCGGATTTTTATTGGGCAACTGTGGTTTTTTTTAGAAAAACAGAAACAAATAGAGTTTTTTTTAATTTAATACAGCATATACAAGAAAACTGGTATCATTACAAAAACATTTATCAGTTACCTTATGCTACATTTAGAAATGACTATGCATTTAGTATAGCAGCTCATGTTATGAACGGTTATAAAACGGGCAATTTCATAAAAAATTTACCCGGAACAATGTATTACACATTAGATCGAGACTTGGTTCTCGAAATCAAAGATTTGGAATTTTTGTTTTTGATTGAAAACAATAAAAACTCAACCAATTACTTTCCTGTTAAGATTAAAAATAGCAATGTGCATATTATGAATAAGATAAACTTAAACAGGATCATCGACAATGAGTCTTAACTTTACTATTTTAGCGCAAAACAGCGAAATTGATTATATTAGACAAGCATATCTTGCAGCACTAAGCATAAGAGCAACAAATCCTACTAGTAAAATATGTTTAATCACCAACGACCCTGTTGATTCTAAGATCAAATCTGTTATAGATGAGGTTGTGGACATTCCGTGGGAAGACGCTGCACTTAAATCTCAATGGAAAATAGAAAACAGGTGGAAAATATACCATGCTTCTCCCTATGATCGTACAATAGTACTCGATTCTGACGTGTTGGTATTGGAAGATATAAGCCATTGGTGGAACTTTTTAAACACACACAAGGTATTTTTTACAAAAAAAGTACTTACTTATAGAGGCGACGAAATTACCAGTCCTTATTATCGCAAGGCATTTATAAATCATAACTTACCAAATCTCTACAGTGCTTTTAATTACTTTGAAAAAAGTGATGAAGCACACACGTTTTACAAATGGCTTGAATTGGTAATGAACAATTGGGAATTGTTCTACGGGCAGTATGCTGGAGGAAAATATTTTCAAAAGTTTCCTAGTGTTGATTTAAGTGCAGCAATTGTAACAAAGATTTTGAATTGCGAAAATAAAGTATCAAATCCAAACACCAGTTATCCGTATTTTGTTCATATGAAAACCAGATGCCAAGATTGGAAGTTGATTCAAACAGACAGATGGCAAGATAAAGTAGGTGTGTATTTAGACAACAACTTAAATCTAAAAATTGGCAATTATAAACAGTCGGGAATATTTCATTATACAGAAAAAGATTTTGCTTCAGATGAGGTAATATCTGTATATGAAAAGTTTTTAGGATTATAACATGAATACAGATATTTTGTATATTTCAAATAAGAAATTTGTTTATTTTGACGAAAATGGAAATTTACTCTCTGTTGGAAATTCTAATACAGACGAAGGATTATACATAGAAGTAGATACTGCGGAAGTTTACAACTTAATCACAGGACAGGAACAGTTTCACGCTTATCAAGTAATTTTTGATACAATAAAAAAGAGCTATGTATTAAAACACAGATTCAACGACGAAGAAGTTGTGTTTGATATTAATACGCAAGTGCATCGAGTGCCAACTAGTATATCTTCTGAACATAGACCAGATTTAACCATAGTACAAGACATCAAACATTCAAAATGGATTTTTAAATTAGATGAATCAATTAAAGAAAATTTAAAAACAAAAAAAGTTTCGTTAGACAGACCGTTGATGTTTAGCATTACAAGATTCAACGACCCACACCAATTGGAACGATACATAATTATAAGATTAACTGACTTGATCGATTTGGACTTTGAAATTGCATTTGAAAATCAAATAGAGCAGACATCTAGCCTATTAAGTGTATATACTATAAAACGACTTGAAACATACTATCATGAGGTTATAAATGAGTAATAAATTTAGAGTTCTTGATTACGACATAATATACTTGAGTTATGATGAACCTAATGCAGAAAAAAATTATGCAGATTTGTGCAAAAAAATTCCTTGGGCAAAACGTGTTCATGGAGTTAAAGGCTCGGATGCTGCACATAAAGCCTGTGCTAGACTCTC